TGCGAAAGTAGTCGGGTCTGCCAATTAAAACGTACCCACGAAGCGTTTCCCTCGAACGGCACCCCCAGCGGCATACTTGATTGGACCGCGCTTCGGATGGGTCATTCCACCGTGCCTGTAGCCCAGTTCATCAACAAAAACGCCGCCCCTGTTTCCTTTTTCTGGCGGTTTACCAGCAGCTTCCACATCTTTTAGGTATTCCTCCTGTTGTTTGTACTCAGGGGTCCCCTCCTCCAAGTCTTTTAAATCCACTCCCTTGGTGGCTCCTTCTACAACAACTGTCCAGGTATCGGGGGTCCCATCCTCATTTGTATCATGTTCGATTACATGACCGCCAACTTCTGAGGCATACGCATTCGCGTCAGCCCGTTTATTATATTTTACACCTTCGGGCATTAGTACACCTTCGTTTTCTTGGCGATACCGCCATCATTCATCTGAACGTACTCGTTCAGAACTACATCTTCCGTAGGCATGGGAGGGGGAGCGTTTCGCGCCATGAAATTAGCTACCCGTAAATCATCACGGGAAGAAAGGGTAGCTCTGGGATTCCGAACCAGCTTGTTTATGGAATCAATCGTTGCTCTGCTAGGCATTAGTACACCTTCGTTTTCTTGGCGATACCGCCATCGTTACGTTTCAAATAACCGGCACCAAAGTACTTCCTTGGTTCAAAACCACCAGTTCCTGGGTGAAGTCCTCCAGTTTGGAATCCTTCTAAATCGTTGGCCTTCTTAGCTTGGGCCATCAATCCTCCAGCTTCCTTCTTGGAGATATCCATCTGTTCCGCCATCTGGGAAGTCAGGTTTCGTTTCATAACTTTACTCCGAATGTTTCACGTGAAACATTAAAACGTGCCTTCTCCGTCATTGTCGTTGTAGTACCGACCACGGACCTGGGCTTGCGTTCCACGGATAAGCTTATGGCTTTTCCAATCCATCTCCGTGCGGCCCCATTCTACAGGCACATCTTCTGTCCCATGGGTCACGTCTATGGCACCACCTTCCGCGAATCCGCTCACGTTCTCAGCGAACTGCGCCCGTCTACGGGTGGTATCAGAGAAATCACCGGGGTTCGCCAATACTTCCCTGGCATACGCTCCCGTGGACTTATCCGCCCGTTTCGCTGCCGCGCTAAAGGAACCCACGGTTCCCTTTTCTTTCATGCGGTCAGTCGCTTTCTGAATCCATTTATCAGCCATCTTATTCTCCTCTTCCCCCGGCACCCATCTTCTCGATGCGTTCCATATTTACATCGGCCCTGAGTAACGCGATATCCTCCTGTGACTCGATCTTCTCACGGGTGATATCCTGACGTTCCCCTTCTCGCCGTTCCTCAAAAGCTTGCTTGGATGCAAACTCATTTGCTTTCCTCTCCATATCCGCGACCTTGATGTTCAGTTCCTTGTCGCGTAATTGCACTAACGGATCAACCTGACCTTCACCAGGCGGTAGCAGTGCCGTCATAATCTCTTCCGTATATGTTGCAATAAGTTGGGCCACCCTAGCTTCCACATCTATTTGTTGTGATTGTTGCCCCATCTGTTGTGCTTGTTGCTCCCCAACCATCATTTCCGCCGATACTACTCCTCTGGCCTTGAATGCTATGTGCTCGCAGATATGGGCCTGAAGGAGAGCGAATATAGCCGGCGTAGACGCTGGAATCGGCGTCTTCATAAACATCATATGTGCCGCAATATGAGCGTCATGATCCTGTGTCGGGAACGCCTGAAGCAATTCCTGAATAATGGACTTAGCATTCTCTATAGCCGGATCCGTGGGCTGTGGCGGCTTTGGCGTTGGTAAAATCCCCTCAATGTTCTGCACCCCAATCGCTTGGTAAATGCGACGGTACGCCTCATACAAATTGTGCATTTGTGGATTGGTCTGGGCTAACTGGAGTTGCGTCTGAGCCAGCGCGAGCCTTTGCGACATGGAGAAGATGTTCGGGTCGGAAACTGGTATAATATCGACACGTTCATCGAAGTCTGCCTGTTTAATAAGGGATTCGGCACCCCATACACTGTAGGGGTACATAGGAGGTAATGATTCAGCGAACACCCTGGCCAGCATCCTAAATTCAATTTTCTGTGCATAGTGTAGCCGCTTGTGTATGGCTGACATTACCTTCGACCCCCGCTCAAGAAGAGCGACAGTCGTCCCTACGGCAGCTTGCTGGTTGCCATCACCAACCTGCAAGTCCGCTATTGCTGCGAAACGCCTTCCGGCATCCACGACAAATCCAAGAAGAGCGTAAAGCGTCTGACTCGGTTCCTTATACGGGAGAGGAAGAATGCTTTCTTTTAAAGCACCGCCGGGAACATCAATATCACGAAACTCGCCAGGAGAAAGAGGTTCGTCAGCATCACGAATGCGAATACCACGAGCCTTAAAACCAGCGGGAAGATTCGCCAATGTACCAGCATCAATCAATTGTCTAAGAATGGAAGTCGCAGAACGCCCAAGTCCACCAATCATGTGGAGTAGACCCAGGCCATAGAAGCCTAGTCCAGGCAAAAACTTGTAATGGGTGAAGTACGGAATCTTCCGGTAGAACTCGTCGCCTTCTTTCCAGTTGCGTCGAATGGCCAGAACCTTGGAACTTCCTTCGTCAATAGTTACTATGTACGGGAGCTTGATACCTGTTGGTTCGCCGTCCAGTGGGCTACGGTGCTCGAAACCAGCTAAATCCAGGTCGGTGTGAACCTCCAACAATGTGCAGTCCTGCGTATCGGTAGTCTTCTCAATCCCTGAGAGCTGCCTTTCCTTTTCCCGGAGCTCGTCATCTTGCTCATAAGGCTTGAGCGAAATATCCCGGTAGAAACCACCCGCCTGGAACTTGCGGATATCGTTCTCATCCATACGGATGATGTGCGTTACCCTGGTAGCAGAGGCCAAATCGGTAGCGTTATAGGGGACAAGTAAATCGTCCGCTGGTACAAACCGGGCAACGGCACGGTCCAGAATGTCATCGAAGTATACCTTCTTGAACGCACTTCCCGCTAATGGAAGATAAAATAGCAGCCGATCCATTTCCGGGTCGTACTCTTCCATGACGTGCAGAATCTCATAGTTCATGAACTCCTTGACACGCTGTGCTTGCATCTCTGTCTCAGGAGTACTCGACCCTAGAATCTGTGTGCGAACTGGACCGCTACTGGGAAGAAGTTCCTTATAGGCTTGTGCCTGGAACTGAGTTACAGCCTCAGCTATCAGAGGGTGAGTAACACCACTGGAACCCCGGAACGGTTCTTCCCGCTGCTCATACTTGATACCTAGTAAGTCCAATCCCTCGCTATACGTATTTTCCCAATCCTGTCTGCTGGAACGGTCATCCTCATAATATCCTACCAGTTCACTGGCAATTGACATAAGCACCCGCTCATCCAGAACCTCAGCCAGGTTTGCGTCCGCATCGGCCTGAAGTTCTTCCTGGAGCATGTCCTCAAAGTTGACGACTACGGAACCATCTTCCTGTTCCAGCATCTCTGTCGGATCTTCGATTTGCTCAACTTCGATCTCTTCTTCCGTCACGCCACCTAGAGGCATCCCTTGCGCGGGGATCGCACTATCAACCATTGCTGAACGACCATTGGCCATTATTTAGTCACTCCTTTGAATTTCTCGTAGGTGCGGAGTCCACCTAATCCTAACATGCCTAATAGCACGGGCATCATGGTACTTAAATCAAGATGTGGCAACTGCACGAGATCCCCCGTCTGTGCCATTACAAACATGGCCATAGGCTGTGCCACGTAGGTATAGAAAAGGGCCAACCCGCAAGTCCATCCAACAAAGGGACGCCAACCGGCTATGAATAGACTTCTATGAGCGGCTTCCTGCTTGTTCACCTCTAGCTGCGCCAGGTCGATCTTGGCCAAATGCTCGGCCAGTTTCGCCTCAATCTCTCTCGCTGCCCGTTCTTTCTCTTCCTTGTTCGGGAAAAACCGATCCAATACATCCCCTACTACTGGTAAAAGACTCGGTAGAAGGGCGGCTATGGCCATTACTTGGAACTCCCGTTAAACATGTCCCGCAACTTGTTGGTATACTGCCATATCGCGCTAATCTGTTTCTCGTGCATGTCCACTTGCGCCCTTAGCTTCGTGGTTTCCACAAACGTATTCCTCGAGATAATATCGTCCACATCTTTCCTTAGTTCTTTTACACTGGAAGAGAGCTTCACTGCAACTACAACCAAAGCTAAAAGCCCCATAACTTGATGCCAGTACTCCCTAATAAACGAAAGTTCCGATTCCATCCTACTCGTACTCTGGATGGTGGTTATGACGAATATCCCC